GAACGCCTGCACGCGCTCGGCATTCAGCGCTTCGCGGCGATGCTGCAACCAGCGCTGCTGTTCGGCGTCATCCAGGGTGCCGGGGAAGTTGCGCGCACGGTAACGGAACAACAATTTAGCAATGCGCTTGTCGTCGAAGGTCAAATCCAGCGCCGGTAAGTTCTGCGGCGGCGTCTGGCGGATGATATTCATGCCAGCGCGATCGGCATCGCTAAAGAAACCGTCATACAACTGCGCGTCAACATCATCTGACGGGGTAAACGGCTCGGCGTCGGCAAACAGCGCCACCACTTTCTCACGCACTTCCGCGTGGTCACGCAGCAGCTTGAGGTTTGCAAGGCACTGCTGACGATCGATGTTGAGGCGCGCGGCATCTTCCGGACGCAGCGTGCTGGCAGGCGCCAGCACCGGACACTTATTAATGTGCACCAGCTTGATCGGCACCGCAGGCAGATCGCCCAAATCGCTGTGGCGGGTATATAAACGCTCGCGCAGTTCGTCAGATTCCAGCGTCAGCAGCGGCGACATATCACCGGCCAAATCGGCAACAATCAGCGCGTTACGGTTATCCGGATGCCATGCCAGCGGCACAATCCAGCTGGTGTTACCGCGCGCCGCACCGAACATGCCGGAGACGTGCACCAGCGGTTTCATCTGCGGGATATCAATCAGCGTCATCAGTTTCTGTTTGTTGCGATGGGTAAACAGAAACTCAAACAGCTTCGGCTGCTTCTCTTTTACCAGTTTTGCCATCGCCAGCGTGGCATAAACGTCGGACATCGCATCGTGCGCCTGTTCGTGCGCTACGCCGTTGGCCTTAGTGAGATGCTCCAGCTTGAAGCTGGGGAAGCCATCGTCATTCTCCGGCCACTCAATGCCTTCCGGACGCAGCGCGTAGCAGGCGCGCATCACATCGAGTAAATCCCAGCGCGAATTGCCGTTCTGCCAGCTCCAGCCATAAGGATCAAAGAAGTTGCGATAGAAGATATTGCGCGTCACTTCATCATCAAAACGCACATTGTTGTAACCAATCACACAGGTTTGCGGCTCGCTAAACAGGCCATGAATGCGTTCGGCAAACGCCGCCTCGGTCACGCCGCGCGCTTTGGCGGTTTGCGGCGTAATGCCGGTGATCATCACCGCTTCCGGCTGCGGCAGATAATCGTCGGCTGGCTGGCAATAAAACACCTGCGGTTCACCTACTGCATTGAATTCTTTATCGGTACGCAGGCCCGCGAACTGCGCCGGACGGTCCAGCGACGGGCTTTTACCGAAGGTTTCATAATCGTGGAAGAGGAAGGTAAGTTGTTCGCGATCGTTCTTCAAAGTTTATTTCCGTTCATATTTGTTCATTAACACATTGATCAGAAAGCAATAACCGTTACCCTCTCACCCGATTTTCACTGTATATGTTCACAGTTGTTCATTGATGTTCACGTTCGTCCATGTAATATTGCGTACACAGTTGGTACCAAATCCACTTTTTTACTGCGTACAGAAAAAAATTATGGCCTTGAGCGACACTAAACTCCGTTCCATACATGGTAAACCATATTCGGGCCCGTCAGAAGTTTCAGATGCTGATGGGCTTAGCGCGCGCATTTCTCCGAAGGGAGTGATCACCTTTCAGTTTCGGTACCGCTGGAACGGTAAACCTCAGCGTCTTGGACTTGGTCGCTACCCGGCGATGCCATTGAAAAATGCCCGCACTCTGGTGGGTGAGCTTCGCCTGCTGTACGACGGCGATAAAGATCCGCGTTCCTATTTCGAAAAGGTTACCGGTGAAAGTCAGATGACTGTTGGCGAGTGCCTCAATTACTGGAAAGAGCAGTATGTTGAAGTGAACCTCCGGCCAAAGACACAAGAGCTCTACAAATCGACAGTGCTGAAGCACCTGGCCGGAGCTTTCCCTGGACGCGCCATTGGCGAAATCACGGTTAAACAGTGGGTAGACTTCTTCGCTAAAGAGGAAAAGGAAAACCCGCGCCGCGCACGCCAGCTGCTATCTCAGGCACGAACAGCTATTGGCTGGTGTATCCGCCGCCAGGTTATCGACAACGCATCTATTATGCGCATCGCCCCGCGTGACGTTGGCGTCCGATCTGAAACAGGCAGCCGGGTACTTACATATGGTGAGCTGGCAAAGATTTGGATAGCGATAGACAGAAGCAGGGCGGCCACATCCAACAAGCTGTTGCACCAGATGCTGATGCTCTGGGGAGCAAGAGTATCCGAACTGCGTTTATCTGAACGGCCTGAGTTTGATTTGTCGGAGTGGGTGTGGACGGTGCCGAAAGAGCACAGCAAAATGAACAACGTTATCCGGCGGCCAATCTTTGAACAGATTAAGCCGCTGCTGGAAAAGGCGATGGAAACGTATGATCAAATACTGTTTCCCGGCGCGATAACTGAAGCGCCAATAACCATCGCAGCAGCTAACCGCTACATCATCCGAATCCGTGAGGGATTGGATTTTGGCTACTGGCGCGCGCATGATTTCCGCCGCACGTTGGTGACTAGGTTGTCAGAGGAAGGAGTTGCGCCCCATGTTACCGAAAGGATGCTGGGGCATGAACTGGGTGGGGTGATGGCTGTGTATAACAAGCACGACTGGATCGAGGACCAGAGAAGAGCGTATGAACTGCATGCAGATAAGCTTTTCTGGCACATCAGGAAAGCGGCTGATTGATACCGCCATTCTGGATCCACGCATCTACATCACGGCGTAGGTAAGATTTTGGATGAGTTCGCACAGGTTTAGGAAAATTGTATTTTTTGCAGTATTTCCACATGGTGGTGCGAGAAGTGATGTCCAGTTTGTTCATCACTTCTTCTTCTTTGATCAGCGCAGAGTCAGCCATGATTAATTCCTCACAGTTGTTGGTATATGACAACAAATAGTGTTAGGCCGCCATATTGTTATCACATATGAACAATCTGGCGGCTGTGATTAAGCGATTTTTTCGTGGGACAACGGCGAGCACATTTCCGGTAAGTTGGCGCGAACCAGCGCTTCGGCGAACGGTGGCGGCACAGCGTTGCCGCAGCGCGCCACCTGCTTATCTTTAGCGTATTTATTGCCGCGATAATCGCGGTCAATGACATACCAGGAAGGAAAGCCCTGAGCAGCGTAGAGCTCATGCGGCTGTAGCATACGCATGCCGATATCAACGATTTGATAATCCGCGCCGTCAACCGTGACCAGGCCAAAGCGATCGTTCGTTGTGACCGTGCCGAGTGGTTCGGTAAGCCCAACGCCGCCTTTTTCATTCCCGTAATACTTCATCAGGAACGCGCGCACCTCGCCGACATGCTGGCCGCCAGCTGTAATGGTTGGCATTGGCGTGTCGGTGCGCTGCCCGTCTTTACAGGTGCCACGCAGCTTTACCAGATTGCTCGTTACCAGCGCGTGGTGATCGGTGGTCGTGACAGTATGGGCTGGCGCATCCATCGCGGCGCCGGGGCCGGTGTAATTGCCGCCGAAGTGTTTAGCCAGAAACGCAGATACCACTGCAAATTTATTGCCCCCAGCCGTTACAGTGCCTACGGGCTTGTGTAAATCGAGAGTGCGAGGCGCTTGCCCCTGGCGTTCGCCATATCCCATCTGAATTAGCGTCGGGCAAACTAATGCGCTTTTACCGCCGCCGCCGGCCGTTACTGTTCCCGCAGGATCATCAACTGGATGTCCGATACTGTTGCCGAACTGTCGGGATATAACCGGCGCAAGCAGTGGGCAAATCACGTTGGTGCGATTCTGCGTCAGAAGCGTGAAGAACGGTTTATCAACCGGGCGCGGCTTCATCTGGAAGGTCGAACCGCCGGTGCCAGCAAACACAGGCGCGACCACAGCATAACCGTGCGTTTTAGTGATGGTCTGCAGAGGGTCATCCAGCGACTGTCCCCGGAAACAGTCGTAGCTGCCTTTGCTGGTGGTGTGGTTACATTTCACGATGAACGGCGTCGGGTTGTCGATCACGAAGCGCTGGATGCCGCGCGCGATGCGCTTAAGCGTGTTTTCCGCCAGCGGCTTACTGCGTTCGAAAATGCTGGGGCAAGGAATTGACCAGTCGATGCATTCCGCTGCGGTGCGCCACGGTTTCAAATGCCCGGACTGAACCGCCAGGCTTTTGGGGTCGCCATGTGTTGGCTGCGGCCACTCGATCGCCTGGCTATCGCAGCGCATCACCATAAAGAAGCGTTTGCGGATTGTCGGTGCGCCATAATCGCAGGCCCGCAGCTCGCGAAAATCAACAGCGTAGCCGAGACCGGCGGTAAGGCGGCGCGCGTCAGCGCTGTGCCGATTAATCTGCAAGAACTCGCACACTTCATCCAGCGCCGGGTGATCATCTGCCACGCCAGTGCTGAGCATGCCAACGAAAGCAGCGAAAGTCTCCCCCGCGCGTTCAGGGTCTGGCCTGTCTTCGTCAGCCAGCAGCGGCCCCCACGTTTTGAACTCTTCCACGTTCTCCAGCATGACAACGCGCGGGCGCTTCGCCAGCGCCCATCGAATGACAATCCACGCCAGCCCGCGAATCTCTTTCTTAACTGGCTTGCTGCCTTTGGCCTTACTGAAGTGGCGGCAGTCCGGCGAAAACCATGCAAGGCCCACCGGCGCGCCAGCGGTCGCTGCAATCGGGTCAATGTCGAACACAGATTCGCAGTAATGCAGCGTATTCGGGTGATTAGTGGTGTGCATTGCGATCGCGTTCTGGTCGTGATTGATAGCGATATCCACGCTGCGGCTTGTAGCCATTTCAATGCCGGTGCTAGCCCCGCCGCCACCTGCAAAATTATCAACGATGATTTCCCTCATTGGGTGTGCTCTCCAAAGGTGGCGGTGAGTAATTGCGCTGCTGAGATGACTTCGGCTGACGGTTGGCGCTCCAGCAGCATGCGGTTGATGTGGTGCATCACTTTTCGGCGGTGGCTTTCTGGCAAGCTAGAAAGTTCGTGAACTTGATCCGCGATTAACATTGCCTCTGCGGGCCAAACATTATTTTGCGTTTCAGGGAAAGTGGCGCGAAGTGTTGCGCGTAGTACTCTGATATTGCTCAGCGCGCCGCGGTCAAGTTGCTCAATGGTGTGAATAAAATCAGGCATGCCGACGGCAAACTCTTCTGCGACACGCTTCAAACGTTCAAAAGATTCAGCGCGCGAATCTTCATCAATATTCAGTTCTACCCATGCGGTGAGCAACGCATCGCTGGCACTGCTTTCGATAATGGCGATTGCCTTTGTCACTATGTCTTCTGACACCAAAGCTATTTGCGGATCGGCAACGCTATCATTTGCCCAAACATGTGCAAATTTAGACTCGCTGAACGTGTATTCGATCTTGTCGCCAAATGCCGCCGCCGCGCATGCCCACACGTCAAAACCGCTTTGGGCAATGATGTCAGCTTTCATTAGCGGGATTTCCTGCTCCTCGATTGCAGGCGCATCAGCTACCTGCGGTGGGACGTCTCCGCATTCTTCAACTTGCGGAAACATGCGTCTGGCAGCGCTTTCAATCTGCGCCATGAACGCGGCGCCGCGCGCTTCCAGGTGGTCGCGGCTGATGTAATCGAACTTAGGCCCGCGCCAGCTTTTATCGAACACTGCGATCGCCGCGCCGAATCCGGCGGATGATTCAGATGGCTGTCCAGCTGCGGGGCGATACCAGACAGGCAAATCAAAGCTGACACGCCCGCGAACAAAGGCGATGTGATCCGCGTCTTCCGGCCACCACACCTCAGCCGTAGCTGCCTTTATCAGGAAGACGTAGCGACCGCCGGCCTCACGCATTGCCATGGTGTAAGCCATAATTTGGCGCATGCCGGTAATGTATTGGCCCTCGTACTGACTGGCGCGAGAATAAGGTGGATTCGCGAATGCAGCGCCATTGAGTTCAGCTAGGCGGCCGCTCCAGTTCTGAGTAAGCGCGTTATCCTCAGCACTGTAAAACGCCTCGCATTTGGCGTTATCCCGATCCGCGAACAGGTCAAGCACGAACGGGCCGAACATCGAATTGATTCCCCACCAGAGACGGTCTGGCGAACGCCACTGATCACCGACCTGTTTTAGCTGGTGGGCCGGCTGCGCACGCAGCGCTTCAAGTGCCGCGCAGTAAGGGTTAATTGTATGACCGGTCATTGTATTAGCACCTCAGATCAGCGTTTTTTCGCTTTGGCGATATCGATTTGGTGGTACGTACAAAAATCAAGTACGTAGGGGCATTCGGCGGGGCTTTCAGTTCCGTTGATGACATCGCAGCCGCCTTCATGAAGGCAATTGCAGTTCAGGCAACCAAGCCGGTTTTCGAAGCAGTTTTTAGCCATTTGATACCCATTGCACCGGCCACCGCTGAACCGGTGCGGAAAGTCATATGCGGAACAGCAGCAGGTAACCTGGCTGCCGCTCCAGTAGGCTTTCCCGCTGGCAATTGAGTTTCCATAACATCACCTCAGCTGAGATAGAGATCTGCAGTTAACGCCGCGATGAGCAGCAGGATCCACGCGCCACCTATGGCAGCAACGTCATAGAACGGTTGGTGGCGCGCGTAATGCGCGCGGAGTCGATTTTTCATGATGGCAGGCACAAAAAAACCGCCAGTGCGCGGTTTATATTTGGGGAAGGTTTAAGAGGTAAGTAATCAATTTTTTACTTTAATTGAATCCCATAATTCTTTAATGAAACCATGAATCAGCTTATGCAAATTTGGTAGCTCATAACTTGTTATGGAAAAAAGTAAATCTGAGCAAATATTAACTACGATTGATTTCCTATTTCCATCAGGTTGCAGATTTAATGCCGACTCTAATATTCTAACTGATTTTAACTGTTGTTGGGTGTATGGTTTTTTTATGTTCGACCACTCGTCATAATGGCGAAAGTTATTAGCGGCAGACTGAATGATTTTATCAATTGGTATTCCTTGGAATGTTACCTGACTTTCGCGGCTAAGTTCTACCGTAGGAGTTTTAATCAAGGTTGATAGCAAAACGAAAATCGCTCCTGCTATAGCTGCCTCTGCCTCTCGATACGAAGCAACCTCTTCCTCTCTAAAAATGTGCTCTTTCATTGAATTTATGGATTTCACTTGTTCTAGAGCAATTCTTTCTTGTCTGTTTGCTTTCCATAGTTCGAACAGACTTTCAAGTGTTGCAGTTTGACGCCTCCACTTTGATAGGAATCTATAAACAGAATCAACATCTTTATTATTTAGGAGTAAGTCACCGAAGTCATTTACAGCTATATCGCCATTTTCAATAGCCAAATCAACTTTGAAGTTTTCAATACCAAATTCTTTAAGTGTTTCATCAAATGGTTTCATCTGTTTATTAGCATCCTTTTAACTAAACTTAAATAAATCGTTTTTCAAGATTAATTTAAAACTTCAGCACACTCAAGTTGCGCCTTCGGCCGGCGCTCGAGCAATCGCTTTTTTATTCGCTCGCAGGAGGTTTTGTTGGGATAAATGCGCTCGCTAACCGGAATTGGCTCAACGGTCGATGAGGCTAGAAGCAGAACGAAGCCGATCAGCATGAATCCTCCTGTTCACCGGCTTGCCACTTAATTACGCGATCACGCATCCAGTTCGCGCCATCGCGGAAGATAGCGCCCGCGTGCCAAGACGTATTGAGGCGATAACCTTCCTCTTCGGTGATCGCTGGAGGGATGTGGTTATTTTGGTTGCCTTCAAGATGAGCCAGTGCCGCGCGCGCCATATCAACCGCCCACTGTTCGTGGTTCTCTGTTTCCGCCAGAATCTCGCGGCAATGTTCGATTAGTTGGTGGTTCTTTTCCATCAATGCCCCCGATTGCGTGCCACCGCGCGCGCTGCGCAGCGGCTGAAATGGCCGTAATAATCGCCCTCATCGAACTTGATGACGGTCCCGGTGAAGTTGCGGCGGTGCATCCACATAATCGAGTTGGATTCCACCGGTACGCCGCGTGCGCGGTGCTTAGCCATGGCGATCACCTTTGAGTTCGTTATAGCGATGAAGGAATGCCACGCGCGCTTGGCGTGGATTCAATGGGGCGAGGAGCATAGGTGCTGGCTCAATGTCCTCAAGCATCGGCCATGGCGTGCCGTCGTCCAGATCAAGGTCGCGCCGCTCAGTCGCCAGCATCACCAGATCCGCATGCTTCACTTCCGGCCACTTGCCTAGCGTCCTGATCCCGAACTTACGCGCTATCGCCAGCTCAACGCGTTTTTCGATTTCCTGATAATCAGGTAGCAGCGCCTTTAACGGTGACGAGCAGTCGCCAATGTATGCTTCAGCCGCATCATGCAGCAGGGCATCAAGGGCGAACGGCGACGGCACCAGGTAGCTCACGTGTACCGAATGCTGCGCCACGCTGTAAAAGTCCTGCAGCTGGCCGGTGAAGCGGCACAGGTTCGACAGCGCGCAGGCGATGTCTTCTATGCAAATCGCATCGGGCGAGATGTCGAGGAAGTCGAAGTGTTGGCCCGATTGAGTGATGATCCAGCTCATGATTTTTTTTCCTGTTTGCTGCGCTTGTAAGCGCAATGACAAAAGCTGGCACGCTGATTCGACCATTCGGTGTTCGCTCCGCGCGCAAGCTTTTCAGCCTGGCGCCATAGCTGCGTTGCCTTAAAGAATTCGCCGCTCTTTTCCAGGCTCACCGCCTCGGCAGAGAGTGACGCGTAGGATTTATTCATGGTGGCACTCCAAAAATGAAAACCGCCTCAGGCGAGGCGGATATGATGGTCTGGCAACAACGTACGTTAACGTTTTCAGTGAGTTAGAATGGAATGTCGTCGTCCCAAGCTGGCTCCGACTGCTGTTGAGCGCCATTACCGCCAGCGTTCTGAGCAAGACGTGAAACATTACCCGTGTGAGTAGGTTGCTGTGGCTGGCCCCATCCGCGATTCATCTGCGTGCCGCCACCCTGCTGGCGTTCGTCTTTGTCTTTCATCGTTTCACACAGATGATCGATAACCTTGGCCGGTTCGTTGGCAGCATGCTCTGAATAAGTTTTGCGGGTGCCGGGCTGGAATACGTGACGGACTTCGAACTTATAGCCGTCACTGCCATCGTTTTTGGTGTAGAGAACCTTTTGCAACATCAGGCCCACTTTCTTACCCACGAGAGCAGGGTTCGTCCAAACGATGCCCTCCGGGGTCTGCTGCTGCATTGGTTGCGCGTCTTTCACCTGACATGCCCACAGCAGCGAGCTAACAAGGCCAAGCCCGAACGTTGGCGCGCCATCCTTACCGCAGTAGTTAATGCGAAGGTAATTGGCTTTCGCACCATTACTGTCCAGGCTGAGCTCAAGCGCTTGCGACTGGCTACCTTCTTTGCCGAACTGGTACACGGCAGAGGCGATAACCCCCTCATAAGCGCCAGTTTCAGAAATGCCGCCGGCGGAGCCTGCGGTCTTAGCCAACTCGGCCGCTTCCGCATTCCAGACGAAGCCCATCGGCGTAGGTTGCTGATTCATGGTTAATCCTCTTATAAGTCGGTCATAAATTCGGTAATGGCGGTATCAACCGCGTTCAGGTCGTTGTCCATTTCGGTGAGCGCAGGGAACATATCGGGCGGCGCTTTCGCGGTGTCGTGGTCATCGCCTTTGATCAGGAAAACGTGTTTCCCGTCTTTCTTGATGCAGCGAAGCACGATTGAGAAATAGCCTTCTGGCGTTAGCTTCTCATTCAGCATTTTGCCGATCGTCTTCATCCGCACTTTCCCGTCGCTTTCCTCTGTGTGGCATAGGAAGTAAACGCGGAAATCATCCGGTAACACGGTAGCTGCGGTAATCAGCTGCCAGACGTGGTCGGCCATTTCAGTAAACTTCTGAAAGCCGGTCTGATAGGCGCGCATCATGTTTTCGTGCTGCATGACTACCTGAAAATCGTCGATAATCAGCACGCGCTTTGTGGGATGCGTGCCGAACCGGGTGATCAGTTCACCGATGCGGTTCCAGTCATCAAATCGGAAAATATTTCCCTGCTGGCGTGAGCCGTCTTCCAGTACCTTGCCGTGCAACTTCCAACCTGTGGCTTTGAATGGCAGCAATTTGGGTATGCATTGCAACAAAATAGCGTTGTCGGGTTTGACGTTGCGCAGGCTGTACGTCTTGCCCGCGCCACTGTCCCCCAGAATCAGAACAGGGGTTCCCATGTCATCCCTCCAGGTAATGTTGAAGTGTGAATTTCAGGTCTTCGTCGGCATCTTTCATGTTTGATAGCGCCCAGCGAATCCAGCCCTGATCCGTGGCCGCAATTTCTTCAAACGTCACGCCCTTGTGTTTACCGAACCGCATGGTGTGAAGCAGGGAAGGGAGCACGGTGATTTCACGCATTTGAGCGATCGTCATCTTCACATCACGATTCAGGCGAATGAGCAGCGCTGCTGTGACGTAGCAGTCATACAGCGCGCGGTGCGCATGCAGATTTTCCGGCACATCAACATCGAGCATGAAGTGATAGCGTAGGAACTGGTTCGAATGGCTTTCCAGTTCTGGGTAAAGCTTGCGTGCCAGCTTTAGCGTGCAGATCCACGGCGCGGTGATTTGCGGCAGTTTGGGACGGTCAAACGCAGCGTTGTGCGCGACATAAACAGCTGCGCCCTGATAACGGCCAATCACGTCATCAATCGGCGGCGCGTCGGCAACCATGGCATCAGTGATGTGGTGCACAGCCATCGCAGCGGTAGTGA